GTTTACCCTATGTTCTCTTCAATCCCAAAGCCACGCGCAAGCTGGTTGGAATCCATATTGGAGGAAAAAATTATAACTCTTTGATTGCACCTATCGAAGAAGAAGATTATCTCCATTTATTAGATTTGTCTGGACCTGCTATGGGTGAAATGAGTAATGTCTCCTCTTTCCCTTCACAAATCTCTCCACTTGCCCCTGTCACCATACCTGCTACCCAGCCCGAAGGAGTTTTAGTCAAGCTTCAAGCTTCTATGCCCACTCGTTCTAGAATTCGTAAAAGTTTTATTGGAACGGGAGTCGATGATCGCGGGAAGTTTCATCCTTGCCCCTATGAAATTTCTTGTGTCTTAGCTCCTCTTCGGCCCTTCACTTCCCCTGAAGGTGAGTTGGTTGACCCTTTAGCCAACTCTCTCCGGAATTATAACGTAAATCCTTCCCCAATCATTGAAGACGTAGAATTTTCTGATCCCTGGTTGTGGCAAGGAGTTCTCCATGATGAATTCCGTAAAGTTCCCCTTGTTCAATTCACTCTCGAGGAAGCTATCGTAGGCCATCCTGGATACGAAAACTTTCACCCGATTGATTTGAGCACTTCTGCTGGTTTCCCATATGTCCTATATGGTTTGAAACGCAAGCAACTTATTACTACTGCCCTAGTAGGAAATAAGCTCAAGCTCATGTGGATACATCCTGAGCTTAAACTTGAAATAGAAGATACTTTGAAGAGACTTACTTATGAAATCGTTCCTATGGTTGTCATAGACTCTTTGAAGGATGAGAAAGTCCACCCAGAAAAAGCACGCCTTGGTAAGACCAGGCTTTTTATGATTGGATCTCTCTGTTCTTTAATTGTAGGAAGAATGCTCTTTGGTTCTTTCGTATCTGTTCTAGAATTTAACAGGGTTCAAACAGAGTGTTGTGTTGGAGTCAATCCCATGTCCCATGATTGGCAAATAATACATGACAACCTCAACAAATTTGGACCCAATGGTAAGCAAGGAGGTGGTGATTTTGCCAAGTATGACTTTGGAGTTCTTCTAAAGTTCCATTCTTTTATGGCTGATTTCTTGTCCGACCTTTATGGATATAAGAAATTTTCTCCTGATCACCATCGCTTTCGTAATTACTGTCTCTCTCAAGGAATGGCTTACCATGTCCTAGGTAAATACGTTTATTCTACTTTCAAAGGAAACCCTTCTGGATGTTTCCTGACCTCTATAATCAATACCATTTTTAATTCAGTAGTCCACCGGATGGCTTTTAAAGATTTGGTCGGAACAGACCCTGATCTTAGAAAGCTATTTCATTTTTATTTTTACGGAGATGATTCTATATGGACTGTCCATGAATCTATTTCGGAAAAATTTAATATGAGTACTCTTGCCGGTTATTTTGGCAATAAAATTGGTATCAATTATACTGATCCAGACAAATCTCCATTAGTTCCAAAGTTTATTGCCCTTGATAAACTGGAATTTTTGAAGCGTAGATTTCGGCCCCACAAATCTATGATCTTAGCCCCTCTCAAAAAAGAATCAATTGAAATGATGTCTTGTTTTATTCATGAGAATCCTGACCTTGATCCAGACGAAGAGACTTATAAGCAAGCTCTTTTTTCCATGTCCGAATGGATGCATCACGGAGAAGAATTCTTTAATAAAAACAAGGAACTACTTAATGTTCTTTTGTTTGCCAAGGACCGCACACGAGTTATCACCTTAACTTATGCGGATGCCATGGCAAATTTTATTCCTACCTATCGTCAAGATTAGGTTCAGTCGGAGGACTTAAAACTCAACCACGTGTTGGACGAGCGCTATCGTCCCGCCAGAGAAAGCAGTTACACTATTCTACGCACATTAGAATTTCCATGGGCTTCTCTGTGGCAGAGTGCACTCTTATAATCAAGATATTAACCTCGATCTTGATTAGTACCTGAGGTTGCCGATAAAACTACCGCACACACCGATCCTTTCAATCAGTCTTTGACTGAACCAGCTAGTGATGGCCCTTCTCATCAAGTCCAACTCACTAAATTTAATGAGGCTGAGCGAGAAGTTGAACAAATAAACTCTCTTGCTCCCCTCTCTAAGTGGAGAACCATCACTAACCCCTATCCCGACCAGACCCCTCAACAGATTTTGTCTAGGAATTATAGAGTAGGGCAATACTTGTGGACCTCTTCAAGTACCCTTGCTACATATGATTTTCCTTCTTTGCTCTTAGCAGTACCCGCTATTTCTCGAGTTCTGAGTACTTTCAGATACTTGAGATCCGGAGTGAAGTTAGAATTTCGTTTAAATTCTACTCAATTTCATTATGGCGCTCTCATGATTTCTTGGATACCTAATCATGTTGGGAATGACCATGCCCAAACAATCTTTCGCCAGAGTGGTAACTCTCCTGTTATCATGTCAGCTAGTACCCAACCAGCAGCAACCATTAACATTCCTTGGATAAATCCTTATTCTTATTGTGAACTTGCTCGCCCTCCTACTTCTGATATAGCGAAAGTATATATAGAACCACTTTTTCCTCTCACTTTAGCTTCTGATAGCGTGCCAGAGCAAATAGAACTCCAAATATTTGCGTCTTTCCTCGAACCTGAGGTGGCTCAATACGCACAAGCTCAAAGTGGAAATCGTCCTCTTCCCCTTCAGAAAATGAATCTTTCTTCTTTTGTATCTAAGGAATCGAAAGATAAGACCCGTGATAAAACCATGATCAAAGATGGTGACCCTCTTTCCGTCGTCAAAGGATTGTTTGATAAGATTCCAATTATCTCTGATATTGGAGACAGTATTTTTAATACTATTTCAAGCATTTCTATGTTGATGGATAAGCCAACGTCTTACCAGGCTACGACCCCAGTTAGCCAATCCTTCTCCCGAGATATGGCTCTCGGAGATGGATTAGATTATTCACAGCCCCTTGCACTATTGACTGATAATGGTTTATCAACAATAGAGCCCATCATGGGTGACAACGACGCTTCTATGTCCATAGCACAGGTCATTGGCACTCCCATGTTAAGAAACAAGTTTATCTTTAACTCTGAAAATGATGTTTTTGTAAATTCAATCGTCAAGCCCTTTGACGTTATGTCCAATCCTCCTTATTCCCAGCCTGATTATTTAGCTTGGATAGCCGCTGCTTTTAAGTATTGGCGAGGATCTATAAAATTTCATTTGTCCTTCTATTGTTCTACTTTTACTACTGCTCGTTTTAGAATCGGAGTACTTTGGGAACCTCCAAATGCTTCTTCTCCTGTTTCAGGAGATATTGTTTCTAGAATAGTGGATGTAAAAGGAGATACTCATGTTTCTTTCACAGTCCCTTACCTGTATAAAACTCTCTACAGGCTCATCCGAGATACTGATCAATACCCTAAGTTATATATTCAATCTATAACTCCCATAATAGGATATTCGGTCGAGAGTGACCCTTCGATTTACGCAGCTTTATGGCGCTCTGCAGGAGAGGATTTTAAGTTTTCACAAACCCAGTCTTCGTGTGCCGCCCCCATTCTTGCACATGACGCCGGGGTCGTGGATTTTTTTCCTCTGCCTTCTCCAATAGCTGATGAAGCTGATGCTCAAATGGACATGCGAGCACACTTCCGCACTAAATTCGAACCGCTAGTTGATGGTTCTTTCTTCACTAGCGAAGATCGTGTTGCTTCCTCTGAGACCGTAAGTTCTCTGAAGCAAATGATAATGAGATATTCGTCTCGTGATCCCCTTGTGTCTTCTTCCTTTCCCATTCAAGATCCCACGTCCGTATCTATTTACGCGCGTGAGCTCTTTGATTATCTCTCTGTTATTTTTAAATATTGGAGAGGTTCTAGGCGAGTTAAGAAAATTTTACAAAGTCCCAGTGTTGGTTTTTCTGGAGCGTCGCTTGTAACGACATCCATAACTCCAGGAACCGCTTCAAGCGGTCAAGCCTTCACTATTACACAACAGTGGCCCGAAATCGAATTTCAAGTTCCTTGGTATAGCACTTTACCATTCTGGGGAACTAACAGTCAAAACCAGCCCGTTAACGTTTTGATTGACGCACCAACAGAATACATTCCTATCGTACTGAGCCCAACCGTCTACTCCAACAGCTATGTTGCCGCAGGAGATGATTTCGCTTTTGGTTATTTAA